CTCCGAAAAAAAGCATTTTTCAGGCGTCCTGTCCGTTTTTTATGGTGTAAAAGTCCAATATTTACATAAATATACAATATGGTAAAGCGTAGTATTATTGAATTGTTTATTTTTTTGAAATAATTTGACAAAAAACGTTAAACTTTTTTCTGAATCTGCCGATAAAAATAACAAGACAGTACAAAACCCTTGATTTTATTGGCTTTTTTTCATTTTTACCCTACTAAAACCATAGTATAAAACTGAGTCAAATTTTACAAAAAAGTCACATTTTGAGTCACAAAACGAGTCACACAAAAATGTCTATGTCAAGACAGCCTAAAACTTAATCTTTTGGGCCGCCTCAATTTTAGATAAATGGTAATAAGTTTGTAATTGATTAGGGGAAGTCCACCCACAAATAGCGGCTATGGCATGGTGGCTATTGCCATTATTTACTAATTTAGTAATGGCGGTATGCCTCAAGGTATGGAGACAAACGTCTTTACCTAAACCTGCCAAAGAAACTGCCTTCCTAAACATTTCATAAGCATATATATACCCCGGTCTTTTTTTGAAAAAAATATATTTTTGAGTATCAGGGAGGTTGTCAAAGTACTCTAACATTTCAGGGGGGACAGGTTTGAAGATAGGTATTCTTGCTTTTGAATTTTCGGGGGGAACGTAAATTATTTTGCCTTCCTGCCTGTAATTTTCTTTGATGGTGGCAGGGTACAGTTCCGAGAGCCACCTTGCGGGAACTATGGACATATACTTTACCATAGGATAAATTCTCGGAAAGTGTTTTTTTATAACTTCCAATAAAACCCTCTCCTCTTCAGAAGACAATATCCTCTGTCTTTTTCGGTTTGGAAAATTGGGAAAGTTGGCAGTCGTTATTGGGGACTTTTTTAATAAATCAAGTTTTACCGCATAATTTACAATAACTTTTGTAGTTATAAGATAATTATTTAGGGTATTACCAACAACTTCATTTCTTTTCTTTTCAATCCAGTCCAAAACAGTTTTTACGAAAGCCTTATTATCAATTTCATTTTTTCCGAACTGTTTTTTCAAGTATTGAATCGCACGTAAATAGGTTTTTGTTTTTCCCCTCACCATACAATAATTCAAATATAAGTCAGCCGCTTCCCCGAAGGTCAAAATTTGGACTTCCTTTTTAGGTTCTATTTTCTTGGGAGTTGTCAAAGAACTAACTTTAGGCAAATTTGATATTTCAGCTAAAAGGGCTTTTTCTAACGCTATAGCTTCAGCCTTAGAACCCTTAAAGTTTTTCCTTTGCCTCCTAAGTCCATAATTTCTAATTGGGCAAAAGGTACGAACTTCAATATCAAAACTACCATTACGATTTTTTCTAACTGACATAATACTACCTCCTATAAAGTTAATAAGGTTTGGTATTATGTCCCCTAAATAGAATCTACAATTTCCGGGATTTGAAGTCAAATTTATTTTCTTTAATTAAAGAATACTTGACAAAACCTTAGAATTCGGAGGTATAATAATTTTACTTGACAAAACCTTAGAATCATCGGTTTGTTAGTCTATTTAATGATATGGGCTTCAGGCATGGGAAGTTAGGGTTATTCTATTTAAATCAACCGGCAGGGGTTATTTTGGGAGTTTTAGGGTATTGGTAATGGAAAAGGTATCAGGAGGTATCAGTTAAGGCTCTTCTTGACAAAAAATATTTAGAAAATATGTAATTTTAACTTTATACAAATAACACTATATAATAATGTTAAATGTATGTTATTATAATTACATATTTAATAGAAAGGTAATAGTCAAGTAGTCTCCTAATACGAGGACTCCTAATAAAGGGAGAGTCTCCCATTTTCCTGATAACCCCATTTTCCCTGATAACATCCCCAAAATTACCGATTCTACCCAATTCTCAGCCCATTGTGTTTTTCCACAATTCTACTGGGGATATATCTAATAATAATAATTACATTTAATTCCAGTAGAAAAGTGAAATAATTAAAACAATGCGGTTTTTACCCTGTAGCCTATATATTATGTGATTTCAGTCCCTATTGATAACTACTATTAGCTATGTTATATTATAGATATGAAAGCTGTCTACCCTACCTACCCGCCCCTCTATCATAATCCCACTGGTATGGTAGAGGGTAGAGACAAAGAGGGTATATCCCCCTAAAACTAAAAATAATTTTTCTTGACAAAGCCGTAAATGGTAGGTTTCTATATAAAGATGTCCAAATGGGAAACCATAGGGTCGGTATATTTTGTAAAGTAATATAATTATAATAGGATATGCTAAAATGTCTTGGTTCAATAAAAAAGTAGAAAAGCGAAATAATAATTTTGATGTTTTAATGTCTACTTTGGGAGGCTCAGCCACTTCTGCCGGAATTACAGTTTCTGAAGATAAAGCCTTGGGCCTTTCTACTATATGGTCAATCATTGAGCGTATATCGTCTACAATGGGTGTTTTTCCATTAAAGATTTATGAAACAAACAGCCATAATCAAAATGAAGTAGTAAAACAACATCCATTATCAAAGTTATTAACGGTTTCGCCTAATGATTATATGACTGCTTTTGACTGGCGTTATATAATGATGTCAAATGAATTACTTTATGGTGCGGGAATTTCAGAAATTGAATTTGACAGTAATGGATTTCCGAAGGCTTTACATCCGATAGCCACAAATAAAGTTGAGCCTGTTTTTAAAGAGTACAAACTAACTTATAAAATTACGCCCGATACCGGAAAGCCTCGAATACTTCAGCCTCATCAAGTTTTGGTTTTCAGGTTTTGGCCTGAAATAAACGGTTTTTGGAAAAGTCCTATTAAGATACATAAAGAGACTATAGGCTCAGCCCTTGCCGTTAGAAACTTTGGTTCTATGATTTTCGGAAGCGGTTGTAATCCTGCCGGAATTATAAAAGGAATAAGGCAGGGACTTTCTGAAGACGCAAAGAAAACCTTGTTAGAACGTTTTCAGGGATACGCAGGGTTAGGCTCAAGCCATAAACTTATGATGTTGGAACAGGGTGAAGATTTTGAACGAGTTGGACTTCCCCCTGAAGACGCCCAATATCTTGAGACAAGAAAATTTGATGTAGAAGAAATTTCAAGAATTTATAACGTTCCCTTGTTTTTACTTAACGCAATGACTCAAAGTACGTCTTGGGGGAGTGGCTTGGAGACACTTAGCAAAACATTTATTTCTTTTGTTATGATGCCTCACGTTTTGCGTTGGGAACAGGAAATTAATAAAAAGTTAATATCGGTAGACAATGAAAACCAATATGTAAAATTTAATATGTCAGGGATGCTTAGAAGTAATGATACGGATAGATGGAACGCCTATAGACAGGCTTCTTATTTGGGTGTTTTATCAATAGACGAAATAAGACAACTTGAGGAATTAAATGAACTCCCTGATGACTTGGGTAAAACAAGACTTGTACCTGTAAATATGCAAACGCTTGAAAAAGCTAAAACTATAAATAAGGACAATAATAATGAATGATAATCAAAAAGAAGTAAGAGCCTACGAAGTCGATACAATAGAATTACGAAAAAAAGGCGAATCAGAAACCGACTCTATTCGTTGGGCTGATGGAGTCGCTATTGTATATGATCAGGAAACAGAAATTTTCGATGGCTATTTTGAGAAAATTGACCGTAACGCTTTTACAAAGTGGCTTGAGGGAAACCCAAAAATCAGGTGTCTATTTAATCACAATTACGACTTTGTTTTATCTGATAATCAAGACAGCAAACCCTCTCTTGAAATTAAGAATATGGGGGACGGCTTATTTTTCAGCACGCCTATAAACGAGAATGTTAGTTATGGCAAAGACTTGTTGGAAAACTTGAGACATAAAAATATAGGAGGTTGCTCTTTTGCTTTCTCAGTTGATAAAGAAGACATAAAAACAAGAGCGGATGGGACTCAAATAAGAACGATACTAGAGGGAAAACTCTATGAAATTTCTATCGTAGTGTCTCCCGCTTATCTGCAAACAAGTGTTTGTTTGAGGTCAATGGAAAAACTGAAACCTAAAGATGTTTTTGACAAAGAGTTATTTGATAAAAGAGAAAAGGACATAAAACTTTTGGAATTGCTATAATAAATGCCCTCCTGCGTGAATCTCTACTGTGGGAAGGGATAGTAATCGTAGAGTAAAATTAATTATTAAATCTCTAGAAGTCGAAGTAAAATTAATTAAAAAATCTTAAAATTTTTAGATGGGAGAATTGAAAAATGAATGTAGAAAAACTAAAAAGGGACAAAACCGCCCTTGTAGACGAACTCAAGTCGATACAGGCTTCGGCTCAAGGTAGAAGTTACACGGCGGACGAAAACGCAATTTTTGAGCGTAATACGGCAAAGATTCAAGAATTGCATACGGCTATTGAACGAGAAGAGTTTTTGGCTAAGGAAACCGCTGAAGCCGCCCTCCGAGCCGATAATAGACGCGTAGAAACGAAAAGCGAGTTTCGTTCCGTTGGGGACTTTCTTAACGAAGTTCTTTTCGTTAGAAATTCTACCAGAATTGCTGATGCTATGAAGAGAACCACTTCTTTGGGTATTCAGGATGCGGCAGGGGCTTTAGTACCTGCGCAATTTGATAAAACTTTGCGTAAAATAGACGGAGGCGAGGTCGTAGTACGTCCACGGGCGACCGTTATTCCTGCGGGGGATTCTCCTGACGCTACTCTGAATTTAATTACTTTCGACCAGAGCGGTAACAAAGGTATCTATGGCGGTGCCACTTCCGAGTGGGTTTCTGAAAATGGCGATAGAACGGCTACTAATGATTTGTCGGTTAAAACGGTTAGTTTCAGTCCGTTTATAAATTCGTCTTGGATTCCTGTTTCTAATAGTCTTAGAAACAACTATGACGGACTTGAAGCCTTAGTTACTTCCTATTTGGCTGACGCAATAAACAACAGCGAAGATAAAGCCTTCCTAACTGGTGACGGTATTGGGAAGCCTACGGGTTTTATTGGGCATCCCTGTAATGCTACAGTAACAAGAACGACTCAGGGACAGATAAAATATGAAGATATAATAAAACTTTTGTCTTTGACCGTTGGCGTTGGAGGCTATACTTTTATTGTTAGCAAGTCCGCTATGCCTTCTATTCTTAACCTTCAAAACGGGGCAAACCAACTTATTTTTCAGCCTAATGCCGTTGAGGGAAGCCCTGGGACTCTTATGGGTTACCCTGTAATATTCACTGATAGAGTTCCCGCGCTTGGTACGCAGGGTGACATTACACTTGCGAATCTCAAGTCCTATGTAATTAAGGATGGAAGTAATGTAACACTTTTCGCTGATAGTTTTACTTTGGCCCACAAAGGTGTTACGAGGCTTTTTGCCCAATTTAATGTAGATGGGAAACCTATTATTTCTACGGCTATTAAGGGTGAAGATGGCGTTAGTAGGAGTCCTTTTGTTAGTCTTGTTTAGTAAAAAAGTAAAAAATGCCCTGCCCTGATAATCTCTACTGGGGCAGGGATAGTAAGCGTAGAGAAGTAAAGAAAAAAAGAGACGTAAAAATGCCAAAATGGGGAATTTTCCCCTATCGATAAGTGGAAGTAAACAAGAGTGGAATTTTTCCCCTCTTGAAAAAAAAGGAGACGTAAAAAATGCCAAAATACAAGGTAACAAAAACTTTTCGTGATTCTAATGGAAAGTGGTATCAACAAGGTCAAATAGTCGAATTTATTATTGAAATAGCAAAGGTGTTAATTATGAATAACGTCATAGTTCCCATTATTGATGCTATTAATAAGAATAAACCTATCGTAGAAAACGCTGAAAAGAAGATAGAGAATTTAGAAAAAGCGGTATCTTCTACTCAGATTAAAAGACGGGAAATATAGCCGTGAATTACCAACTAATAAGAACCCTTGCGCCAATATCAGAACCTATTACTTTGGCACAGGCCCTGTTACAATGTCATCAAAATTTGGGTGTTGAGGACTCTTGGTTTGAAGATAGAATAAAAAGCGGTAGAGAATTTATCGAAACTTATACTAAGCGTTCTTTATTGACACAAAGGTGGAAAATAATCTTTGACAATAACGCGCCTTCTATAATATCTTTACCGAGGAGCCCAGTTCAAAGTATTTATAGTGTTAAAGTTGACGACGTAGATATATTTGGAAATATTTTTCCGTTAAGGGAAGGTATCCCCGCAAGGGTAGAAATAGGAAAAGGTTATTCAGGCGGTAAACTTGAAATAGAGTATATGGCAGGTTACGGCGATACTTCAGAATCTGTGCCGAGCCCATTAATTGACGCTATTTTACTTTATGTTAGCTATAGTTATGAAAACAGGGCAGGAGAAGGTAATATACCCTCCGCGTTTTATGATTTAATTGAGCCTTATCGACTTCATTTATAATAAATATAATGCCCTCCTACGTGAATCTCTACTGTGGGAAGGGATAGTAAAAGTAGAGAAATGACTAAGAATCATAAAGTCGTAGACGTTGTGGTATCTATAAGTTGCGTTAAAGGGTAGAAGGAGTTAGAGAAATGACTAAGAAGCATAAAGTCGTAGACGTTGTAGACGGCAAAGTATTTTATGAAGTAGTAAAAGACTTCATAAACAAAGATGATAATAATGTTTATCGTATCGGTAGTAGTGTATTGTTAGAGTTTGAGAGGGCAAAACAATTAATTAATCTTGGTTTTGTTAAAGTAAAACCTTTCGTGGAAATAGACGAAAATGAAATTTATACAGAATAAATCCCGTTCGACTTCAAGACGTCATAGAATAGAAATATGGCGCATAGTACGAACAAATGACAGAGGCTATACCGATGGTAAAGATACAAAAATAGCTGAAGTTTGGGCTTCGGTTTTTCCTGTAAGTGAAGAGTTAAGAGTAAAGTATCAGGGTGTTTCGGTACTGGCCAGTCATAGTATTAGTGTTGATGGCGGTGTTGATATTTTAGAAACTGATAAAATTAAATTGGGAAATAGATTTTTTGATATACAAACGATAAAAGAAGTAAATGAAAGTAGCAGGGACAAGATTATTGTTACTCAGGAAATAAGGCCAAAATGATGGAGTGAATATTTTAAATGCCCTTCCCCGTTAATCTCTACTGGGGAAAGGGAAAGTAAGCGTAGAGAAAACGGAGTTTAAAAGTTATCTGCGAGAAGTGGAAGTAAAAATGAAGTTAGATGTGGAATTTAAAAGTTATTTACGAGAAGTTGAAAAGGAAATCCAAAAAGCGGACAAAGAATTAAGGAGTCAGGCCGCTGAGGTGGTTTTTAATGAAATAAAGTCGTCTTTGGAAAACCCTTCAGGAGGGGTTCCTAAGACAGTATCAGGAAATCTAAAAAAGGGATTAGCGAGGAAAAATTCAAAGTGGTCAAGTATTGTTGGATTTAAATCCCCTGCTTACCATGCCGCTATGGTCGAATTTGGCGGTGACGTTATACGAAAAGGGCAAAAGACAGGTACAAGAAAACCACATCCGTTTTTGAAACCCGCTTTTGAGCGTAAACAAAACGAAATAATTAAAATATTATCACAAAGTAGAATTTAATATTATGATAGAAAGTATAATAATCGATAAATTGCTTGCTGATAAAAAAATAAAAGAGTATTGTAATGGCAATATTTTTATCTTGAGCAGCCCTGAAGGTACAAAAACACCTTATATAGTAATTTCCGCTGAAGACGAATATGATGAAAGTGGTGTTATTTCGATTTTTGGAATTACAATAAATATTTATGATTATACAGAAGATAAAAGGATACCGAGAAGTATTTCCCAAAGAATAGTTGATATTTTACATTACGAAAAATTAGAGGGAGATGGCTATACTGAAGTCCGATTGTTTTTTAGACATAGGGGAACGATAAAAGAAGATGACAAAACCTTATGCCGTATATTGATACAATTTGACGCAAGGGCTTGTAACGAAGTAGAATAAAATAAATAAAATAAACTTTTTAAGGAGAAAAATATTATGAGACGGACAGGTGTGACTCGTGAAACCACGAAAAAAATAGTTTTGGATGCTGGCGTAATTTATAAAAATTGGAATAGTCCGAATAATCGAGAAGTTTTGGGAGCGTGTCGAGGTGGGAATACTTTTACTGTTGAAACGGAATTTAGGGATATGCCCTTCGATGGCGTTTCTGGTTTAGTGGAGGGGGCAAGGCGGATTATTTCAGCGACCGCGAAACTAAAAGTAAACCTTGTTGAAATCAACAAAGACTTAATTAAAACAGCTATACCGGGGGCTCAATATGGCAGTTCTATTCCCGCAACTGACGAGGCAGGTGTTACCATTACAGGCGAAAATTATTATGAAATTAGAAGGTTTCTTGAAAAAACTATTCCTGATTTTGAGTATATCCCTGATATAGTATTAGTTGCTGAATACTCAGGGACTAAATCCCCAATAGTTTTGGGTATTGAAAGAGCAATGAATAACAGCTCTTTCGAAATGTCCACCAACGACGCGGACGAAGTAGTTATTTCGCTTGAATTTACCGGGGCCTATGATCCTGAAAATATGGCTAAAGAACCCTGGTTTATACTGATGCCCGAAAAGATACCTTCAGCGTAAAAGGAGACGGTTAAAATGAAAATTAGAGAATTTAACGTTGGCGATGTCTTTACAGTTGTAGACTTGCTTTCGTCTATTGCGGGAAGCGCAGGTAACGACCTGCGCAATATCCTGCGTTCGGGTAACGGTGATAATAAGGAAGTTACCGAATCGGAAGCTGAAGACAGGGGAGTTGAAATTTGTCTTTATGTTTTGAATAAAAGTTATTTGGGATGTAAAGAAAAATTAATGTCTTGGTTTTCAAGTCTTGTTGATATGACGATAGAAGATTTCTTGAGACAGCCTCCTGAAACTATACTTGATATAATTGAGGAGCTGACAACAGGGAAAACGAGTCGGGATTTTTTTTCTTCTGTCTCGAAGCGATTGCAGAAGAAAGGCTTTTCCGAGACTACTATCAACTAAATATTGATGCCGTAATGATACACTGGCGACTTATGCCTCGTCAATTAAAAGCCCTGTTGTTTACAGACTTTCGGGCAATGTTTGAGTCTTGGTTAAGAATTGAAAATAGAATATCTGAAATAGATAGAATAAATTCTGTACGAGGCGCGTGGTTACAGGGCGCGGGAGGGGAAATGACACTTGGTAAGTTTTGCGAAAAATTTGGTATAATTGAAAAGGTAGAAACTAAAATCGAAAAGGTAGAAACTAAAAAACTTTATAAAATGGCTGATAAAATAACAGAGCAATGTCAAAGATATAATCAATATGCGTAAGGCTATAGAATTGACCGACCGAAAATTTGGGATGCTAACCGTTTTGAATAAAGTGGAGGGTACAAAAAACGGGACGCACGGTTTTTATAATTGTTTGTGTGAGTGTGGAAATAAAAAGGTAGTTTATGGTCGTTCGCTTTTTTATGGAAATACTAAGTCGTGTGGGTGTTTGTGGGGGAGGCAAACAAAATATAAAGTCGGACAAATTATAAATAAGCGCCGATTAATAAAACATTTTGGCGGGGACCGCTGGGAAACTGAGTGTATTAATTGTGGACAAAAAAGAATTAAGCCCCCGTGGAATAAAGATAAATGTCATAATTGTACCAACACACGCACGGGGGATCTTTTAGACGGTTGGGAAATAAAAGACAAGAAATTAAAAAGGAAATTATCAAACTATAAAACAAACGCAAAAATACGTGGATATGAATTTAGGTTGTCTTCACAACAATTTACTGAACTTTGTTTATCAAATTGTCATTATTGTGGATCAATTCCGTCCCCTTATAATGGTATTGACCGTAAAATAAATGATATAGGTTATTTGGCTGAAAATTGTGTGTCTTGTTGTAGTAAATGTAATTATATGAAAAGTGACAGTAGTCAAGAAGATTTTATAGAACAATGTAAAAAAGTTGCTTTTAATATAGCAAAGAATAGGGAGGCTAAAAATGTCCGCAACAATCTTTAGTCTCGTAGGTAGAATTTCAATGCAAGGCGTTAGTTCTGCCTTAAAAGAGGTTTCAGGACTCGAAAACTCAGTTAAAGATTTTCAAAAGACTTTAGGCAAATTGGGTTCTAATTTAACTAAGACGGGAACTTTTTTATCAAAAAATCTATCATTACCCATAACAGCCGTCGCGAGCGCAATAGGAATTTTGTCATTAAAAACAGGTGAATATGCCTCAAAACTTTCAACTCTTGAACAGCAAACGGGATTAAATACTGATACTTTACAGGAATATGAATTTTTCTGTAAAAAAGTAGGAGGTAGTAGTGATGCCCTTTTTAATTCGATTTCGCAATTAACAAACAAATTGCCTGAAATAGCGACGGGAACGGGAAAGCAAGCGGAGGCGTTAGACAAACTTGGAATTAATGTAACAAACGCAGACGGCTCTCTTCGTTCTATGAATGATTTAATGCCTGAAATTATAGGCAAACTTCAGGGAGTTGAAGATATTACTTTACGTAATAATATAGCCTGTAATTTGTTTGGTAAAAGTAGCAAGGAATTATCGTCACTATTAGGTACAAGTTCCGAGGAAATGGGGAAACTGCGGAATGAAGCCCATAGCCTTGGGTTAGTTATGGGGGAAGATGCCTTGAAAAGGGCAAATGATTTTAAGGCTTCAGTAGAAACTTTAAAAGCCCAGTTTTCCGCTATAAGTATGGAAATCGGAAATAGTTTTATTCCTATACTAAATGAAAGTTTTATACCCTTAATTCAAAATACCTTAATCCCATTGATACATACTGGGGCTGACGCTATAGGTATTTTTGCGAAAGCGTTTTCAGCGTTACCTTCCGAGTTACAGAGTGTTAGTATGGGCTTAGTGGGTGTCTTGGCAGCAGTCGGGCCAATGGCTTTAGTCGTTGGTAAAATGACTTTAGCCGTCAAGACTGCTATTCCATTTTTGGCTTCCCTTGGCGTTACGATGGGAGGCGTTACCGCAGGCGCAACTGGGGCAAAAGCGGCGTTAATTGGGCTTGCTACAGGTATAGCGTTACCGTTAGCGGCTATAGCAAGTATTACGACTGCGGTGGTGATTTTAGTTAAAGAATTAAGAACGTTAGACGCTGTTAAAAAGCAAAACGCGGAGACTCAAAAACTATCTGAAACGACTAACGAATTATACGCTCAAGTAACTGCCGCTAAAAAATTAGTCGCTGAATATGAAAAACTTAAGGGACAAAGTGGTTTTGACTCCGCAGAATTAGAACGTCTCAAAACTGCCCATGAAGATACTGTTATTGCCTTAAAAAACCATAGTAGAGAAATGCAGGGGAAAAATAAACTTGACGAAACTGAAATAGAAAATACCCGAAGGCGTATGCGGGGACTTAAGGAACTAAGCGATGCCGATAAAAGGCAAACCGAATTCGCCATTGCGCAAGCTAAAGAAAGGTCAAAAGCGTATGCCGAAGCCGCTAAAGCGAGGCTTGCTGAACTAAATGGGCTTGTTACTGAATATGAAGATAAATATGAAAAGATGTTTATGAACGAAACGGAATTATTAGACTATGAAGAGGCAGCGGAGTTAAAACGGTTAGCGGGTTTGGAAGCAACAGAGGAGCAAAAATATGTTATACATCAATATTTTAATGAAAAGAGACAACAACTCGTAGACAAACAGCTTGAAACCGAGGCTGACAAAGAAAAGGAACTTGTTGATAAAAGAGACTCTATTAATAAGCAATGGCAGGACAAAGTTTTAAAACGGCAATACGAAGTTGTTGATGACAAAATTAAATTACTGGAAATGGAATATCAAAGCGAACTGGAAGCCGCTAAACAGGCTCAGGCCGATTTATTGCCCATACATCAATATTACGCCATAGAACGTAATAATATCAGTTTGGGAATGGCTGAAGAGCAGAAAAGGCTAGAAGAGGAAATAACACGGAAAGCACAGGACGAAAGTAATAAGAGACAGCAATATATACAACAATGGCTTGGATTTATATCAAGCACGGTTTCTAAAATCGGCAGTATTTTTTCAGGGTTATCGAGAAATGAAGAAACGCGCCTGTCAAAAGAATACAAGGCCCGAAAAGAGCATATAGAAGCCACGGTAGCAGATGAAACTGAAAGGTCAAGATTACTTAACGAATTGGCAGAAGAAGAAGATGCCGAAAAATTAAAGATACAACAGGAAAACGCAAAGAGGCAGAAGGCTTTAGGTATCTTTTCGGTAGTTGTTGATACGGCTTCCGCCATTATGCGTGCTTTAAAAGACTTAGGCCCTGTATTAGGGGCGGTTTCGGCGGTGGCTATTGGTGCGCTCGGCGCGGCCCAAATTGGAGTTATTGCGTCCGAACCTGAGCCCTTTTTTGATGGCGGATTAATAAAAGGAAGTCGGGAAGGTATACAAGCCAGAATAGGGGAACGAAATCAAAGTGAGGTTGTTTTACCGCTTGACCGTGGAGTTGAGGCTATAGCCGATAAATTGGTGGCTCTTCAGGGCAATAATACCAATACAAATAATTATACGGTCAATTTAAATGTTGGAAGCCTAATAGCTGATGATTACGGTATTAAAACTATTTCCCGTAAAATAAGAGAGGAAATTATTAATATTGATAGAAGGGCAGGTATAGCATAATGCCACAGCCTAATAAAATAGAAATCATAACAGCCGATAACGAAGTAATCTTTATTTCGCCGTTTGGCAGGTCTTATACGGAGTCTTCGGAATTCATAAAAAGAGAAGACAGGTCGGCTAATGGAAAATTACGAAGGGATATTATAGCCGAAAAAAAGACTTTTACATTATCTTATGATTCAATAGATAATATTGATTTAATAACTTTAGAAAACCTTTTAACTAACCACGCAGACGAGGTTTTACAGTTTAATATTACAAGGGTAAATACTATAGGGCAGGACGTTGTTAAGATATATAGGGTAATGATTCAGCCCTTCTCTCGTCAAAGGGACAATGGCAATTTGTGGAAGGGCGTTTCAGTGGAATTTACTGAGGTCTAAAATATGGAACTGTTAAAATCGTTATCAAAGGGTTTTGTTAGGAAGCCTTGTGCCTCCCTAAAAGTTACATGGAGTGATACTTCGGCTGAAAATACAATAGTAGAAAATATCTATTCAAAAAACCGAGCCCATATTACAGAACAAGTAGTTTTAAGTACAGGTGAAGAAAAGCCCTGGGCTTTTACTGAAACTCTTAACCCAATAGACTCCGTTGCTAAAGTAGATTTTTGTTATGCCATGCCTGATGTTACGGACGGCGAAAAGTATAGTGGTAATTATCTTGTCGGGTGGTGGGGAAATGGCTCTGATATTAGTGATAACAACAGGTATTTTCAAGAACCTTTTCCTGAAATACAGATTATTTTTGCGCCTATCCCGATAACGAAATATGAAATCCGTGGCTATTTAAATTTAGAATATCCTGCGGATTTTGACGTAATATTTACTTATGATAACGGCAATATTTACACTGATTCCGTAACCGATAATACGAGTGTTATTTACCAAAAAACTTTACCTGAGCCGTTACCAAACGTAACTAAAATTAATTTACAAATCAAACGTTGGAGTTGTCGGGGGGCTTTCGTAAAAATTATCGGGTTTCTAACAAACTTGGGAAAAGAATATTCGGGGGACGATATTATAAGAATAAATATTCTTGAAGAGACGGAGGGCGCAGTTGGTACTATTCCCGTCGGAAATATTTCCTGTAATACCTGCGATATTAGTTTGTCAAATATAGACGATAACTATTTTTTTGGAAATACTAATTCCCTGCTTAATACATCGGCAAAAATGAACAGGCGAATAGAACCCTGTCTTGGTTTTATAGATGAAAATGGGAATGAAAACCTATTGCCAAAGGGCGTATTTTGGACTGAAACGTGGAATATTCAGGATATGGGGACGGATGCCTCGACTTCGGCAGTTGATAGGTTGGGGTTGTTGCAAAATATTACTTATACTGTTACGGAAGCCGTTTGGAATAATACAAGTTTATTTGATATTGCCGTTGATATTTTAACTGATTTACGGGATAGTTATAATGCTATGTATGATTTGGAATTTTCTATCGATGATTCCTTAAAGGATTATATTATACCCTTGGCGTTTTTTAAGTCCCAGAGTTATTTTGACGTAATAAAAACTATCGCCTCAGCTTCCGCCTCGTTTGCTTATATGGACACTCCAACCGCCGAAGAAAAGGAAATAGCAAGGATTCGGGGAAATGATAGATGTAATGACATTTTGAGAATAAAACCTATAGAACAATTTTTATCGCCCGAAGTAGAAAATAATGCTTTAGTGGAAGAGGTAACGCAATTTGATTTTATTTCAAAAACTACTAACTTGGATATTACTGATGTTGTTAATATAATAACAGTACCTTTTACGCAATACGAAATAGTAGATGGTACGCCTAAAGAAGTAGAAGATTTGACTCAAACCGTAGTTGTAGAAGATGCCGATTCGATTTTGGAGTTCGGCAAAAGGGCTTTTGAATATAATGATAACAATCTTGTCCAGACGGCTTTCCACGCTAATAATATAGCGTTAAGGATTAGAAACGCTTATAGCAAAACTCCTTATGAAACGGAAATAAACATGTTTGGGGACGTTACCCGCAAATTGGGTGATTTGCTTTTAATACCAGAATACCAAAAGCACGGGGTCGATACAAGAGGGATTTATGCTGTTACTAAAATTTCTACTGAATATGATGGTGGAATAAGACAAAATGTCTCGTGTAGGAAGGTTTCTGCGGCTGTTATTGATACTAATATTTTTGACGAGTTAAATAATTCGCCTGAAATAATAATCGATGAGAGTGGAAATAAAATTGAATTAATTGACGAAAAAAGGGAGAGATAAAAATGAATATTACTTATGCTAAAGTTTTGAGGGATACGGGCCTCAAAAATACTTTTACCGGTAGCAGGCTTGAAAATAGACAGTTTGGCTATGCCTCTGATACTAATGAATTGGTTATTAGAGACGAATATGGAACGTATCATTTTATTAAAAATTATGATGACGCAAGTTTACAGGCACTCTTAGCCGCTCAAAATGGAGACTTGGCCGCTCACATCCAAAATAGTAATATTCATATAACTTCGGGTGAACGAACTGCTTGGAACGGCAAACAAAACGCCTTAACAGCAGGCCAAAATATTACGATTAATGGCAATACCATATCTGCGGCCAATACAACTTATAATGATACCGAAATTAGAGAATTAATATCTTCAGAGGCTTCTACACGTGCCTCAGCTGATACCGATTTACAAAATCAAATTAATAATTTTAACGTTCCTGTTGCCACTAATACTACTTTAGGAAAAGTCAAAGGTTCTACGGCTAATGGTAAAGTTAGTGTAGACAGTAATGGCGAAATGTCCGTCAATGGATTAACTTCACCGCCGACTTCAGCGGATTTATCGAGTCAACAAAGTAATTTCGGACAAACTAAGAGGGACGGAACTTCAAATAATTTTTCCCGTGCTGATCATTATCACGCTTTACCGTCTTTACCAAACATACCTGAAGCCGCTAATAATGGAGTTTTGACAATCCAAAAAGACGGAACTAATGTTGCTACTTTCGGCGCAAACAGTAATAGTAATGTTACGGCTAATATTACAATACCGACATCCCTTCCCCCTTCAGGTAACGCGGGGGGAGACTTAGCCGGTAGTTACCCTAACCCCAGTTTAGCAACTGTTGCAAGAACCAATAATACAAGTTCCGAAAGCCCTCAGGCAGGTGCAGGTTTTACCGCTATTGATAATATAACTACTGATACAAAAGGTAGAGTAACAGCGGTAAATACAAAAACTGTTACGCTTCCCAATAGTGGTAACGGAGGCGGTGGTAGTGGAGTTGAACCGAGTGTTAGACTTGATAGGAGTTTGGACTGGAACACCCATACAACAAGCGGTTTTTACTTAAAACAAGCCTCAGCCTCAGCGGGGGACGTGCCTAATTCTCCCCCTTATTATACAGCGGGAACTGGGGACTGGACTTTATTCGTTTTAGGCGGGACTGATGGAGGCGCAACAGGTAGTAATGCCCCGGCAAGCCCGGGAGGTTGTATACAATTAGCAAGGTATGCCTCCAATAGTTCCATAGTTATATTTTCCCGTTCTTATGGGGTAGCCGGAAGTTCTAATAGTGGTAGATGGTCAAACTGGGCGCCTATGTCATTTTGGGGTGGTTTAGATACGGGCGTAGGCTCTGCCTCAGCCGCCGTACAACTTAGAGATCCAAACAATACGTTATTTTATAACCCCGGACAATACTCAGCTGAGTGGGAAGGTACTAATACGCCCACGGGCGGGGTTATCAGAGGCTCGCTGTTAGTTCTATCTTCGGGCGAATCAGCAGAGGGTGAAAGTTCGGCTGTTACGGCAGGGAAAAGACAACAACTATTTTTCGAACAAGGAGGCCAAAGTAGGGTTTGGTACAGGGCTGTCGCTAATGGGGCTTGGCAAGTTTTTGGTAGTGGCGGAGGTAGTATAGATTGGGCAAATGTTACAAATAAACCCAATATCCCAAATGCCGCTAATAACGGAGTCTTAACAATCCAACAAAATGGAAGTAACATAGCGACTTTTTCGGCGGATTCAAACCAAAACGTAACGGCTAATATTACGTTACAGGGGGGAGGTGGATCTACTTCTACCTTCGAAATCCCTCATGGTTTTTCGTCTACGGCTATTGGGACTGCCGCTAAGGAAGTAACTATAAGTAGCATAACAAGTATTACTTCAGGCTTGTTAATAGCGGTTACTTTTACCAACGGCAATAGCGTTACTAACCCGACGTTAAATTTAAATTCGAGTTCGGCGGTTACAATACAAGTAAAAGGTGGCAATTTAACCGCTGATATGATACCCGCGAATTATCGGGCCTTATTGCAATATGGAAATAGAACGTCAGGCTCTTCTACTAACTATTGGACGTTATTAAATCCTTTTGCCTCAAGTAGTGGGGGAGGCGTTAGTGGTGACTATTTGCCATTATCGGGAGGGACGCTAACGGGGGATTTAATAGTTAATACAGGTATTAAAACGCCCGTAGTTTATGCCCAAAACAGTTACCAACTTTTAAACACATACGGACAGAGTAACAATGTCGGTATGGGCACGGATGGCTACAATAACGTGAGTATCAAAGGCGCTAATGTTGGAATTGAGGCAAATACAAAAATATCTTTAACAGCCGCCGATGACAGTAATGGTGGTGTATCAATTAATAACAGCTCACAGATAAGTGGTTTTTATACTTTTACTTTTGCTTATAATTCAAATACTGTTTATCTTGACCAGTATATAACAGGGGGAACGATAAACATTAATGAAGTAAACACAAATAGAATCTTTTTTATAGGCGGGACAATAAGGCCGACTCAGGGTCAAGGCCAAAACTTGTTTGTCATTAATTCGGAGGCCGTCTCCCACTCGCCTTCTACTTTTTTACGAGTTAGTCAAATTAATGGGCAAGGGGTCAATTATGAAAACGGACACAGGGCAAGTATTACCCTTGCCCCGCAAGGCGGAAATATACCTGCGGGCACTTTAATTAACATTACCCTTTTGATAATGGGAGGCAGTTAAAATGAAGGAATTTTATTTACTATTGTCAGGCAGTCTCGGTGTTGTTTTACAACACCTTTTCGGCGTATGGGATAGACTCCTTGAGGCTATGATAGTTTTTATGTTAATTGATATTGCTACAGGAGTTTTAGTAGCTATACTGGGCAAGTCTCCCAATAGCGGCAATGGGAAGTTGTGGACAGGCGCGATGCGTGAGGGTATGATACACAAAGGTTTAGGATTACTTTTTGTAGTCATTGCAGTTGAGCTTGATGCTCTAACAGGAAGTGATTATATCAGGTCTGCTACTATCTTTTGTATCCTGATGCAGGAACTATTATCGATCGCGGAAAACGCGGCTCTTATGGGCGTACCATTACCTGAAATTTTGAAAAGGACGTTATCGGTATTAAACGAAACTAAAAATAATAATAAATCTGAGGAGGAAAAATAAAATGAGCGGAATTAATCCAAAAACTAATTGGCAAGCAGGTGACGGTATTAAGGCAAGCGACCTTAATGAAATTGGAAATCAATTTTGGGAAAATGTTTATGGTGTTTTTGATATTGGAGGTTATAGGCAGATAACTCCAAGTTCCGAAAACTTCAGTAGCGAGGATTTTGTAGTTGAGCGCAGGGAAATCATAATCCCGCCTCAAACAAAATTACTTTTAACACACGCGTCTATGCCCATTTCAGGCATAAATAACTATAATGGTATTGGGGTCAATGGTGTCGTTGTGCCTAATATTGTTTTTACCTGGACGGGCAATACTATAGTTTTTCCGCCCAATACTGCACCAATAATATATACTAATAATACCAATACGGAGGTTTTTATTATTATTGTCGTGTATGCGTATCCTGAAGCGTTGGGCGGGGGTTCGAGTAGCACCACAGGTGCATCCGTCCGAGTTATTATTACGCCGTTGCCATAAACACTATGCCGCCCCGCCCTCTCACTCCATGCAGAAAAGTAGGATGCCCAAACCTTGTTATTGTTGGGCAGGGTTATTGCCCTGTCCATAAACATGTAGAAAAAGAAGTCATAAGAGAAAATTTTAGTAAACTTGACATAAAAAAAACTCCTGAACAAAAAGCGTTTTATTCGAGTTATAAATGGCATACAACTTCATTACAACATAGGCAAATTGAGCCGCTCTGTAGACGTTGTAAAGCGAAAGGTAAAGTAGTTCCTGCGGAAATGGTACATCACAATCCGCCTGTTGAAGTACTACTACAGGAAGGTAAAAGTCCGTTTGACCACAAATACCTTGAGAGCCTCTGTAATAATTGCCATTTAGTTGAACTGCGAGAGAAAAGAAATTAAATTACAAAGTAATTTGATTCCAGTATAACTTTTCACTCCTTTTGACGCAATGGGTTGCGCACAAAGTCGCCGTAACTTCTTTTTCCCAAACACACTTAACCCTGCTGTCTGCTACTTCGTATTCTGAAAAGTAAACAGGAACGGTTTTTGTAGTTGCCCAATCGATAAATTCGGCGGTATTAAAAGAACCCTTAGTATAAGATCTAGGGTCACAGCCTCCGCCCGTATAAGGAATATCACAATAAATTATCGAATTTTTATTAATAGTAACATCTTTATAATCTAAATTTGTAACTTTGACATTTTCTAAAATTTTTGACTCTTTTAATAACAGTTGTTGGGCCGATAATGATTGTATCCTTTGTAACGACTCTATTCGGGTAAAGTTTTTTATGGCTTTTAGTAAAATTAATCTGCGTTCGTTGGCTGTTGTATTGGGTAAAAAAGGATTGTCCATATTTACAAGATTAAACATTAATTGTTTTACTAATTCCAAATCTTTACCGTAAATATAAGAATCCAAACTGTTACCAAAACTCCAGACAGCAGAAACAAAACCTCCCCACGCAGTTGGTTCAAGACGGCTTTTGTGGAACTCTTCTCTTGATACCCACGTTTTTTGGGCTTTTTCAAAATCAAAAGTACCCTCAATTAATGATTGGAATAATAGGCTTATGTTTGGAATAATTTCATTGTAATAAATGTTATTCCATTTTCCAGTTTCGCAGGCCGCCTTTGTTATTGCGCCTCCCCCTCCAAATAAATCATAAAAGTTTTCGGCGGAGGGGATATTTTCTAATAATTCTTTTGCTATTTTTCTTTTACTTCCCTGATATGGAATCATAAATTAATTAATCCTTTCATCGGTATATAAAAAATTATTATTTTTATCTAAAGTAATTTTTCTAATTTTTACTATTCTATCTTTAAGACTTTGGGACTCAAATCCCAATATCCAAATACCGCCTCCTGATAATAACCATGTCTTTGCTTTTTCAGGAATCGTATTTTTAACAACTTCTTTAGTTTTAGAATCAATAATAGTATCTTTAGTAATTTTGTTATAACGAGTCGCAATGGAAGCCCTTGCGCAAATTTGTATAGCAAGTATTTTTTCCTTTTCAACGTCAGGATTTAATGATATGGCGTCCATAAAATTAAATATGTCCTTTTTTGTTTTGGAAAAGAAATTATAGGTTTCTACTATTTCCGTATAATAGCCCATTTCGTCTAATACTTTTTTGGCTTTAGTGTTGAAATTTGATTTCTTAACTTTCCTTTTAGATTCCATAAAAAGCCTCCATTTAAATAAAAGTAACTCCCCATCCTGCCTCTTGTTTATCATTAACGGTATTAGGGTTATAGTTACATGCGCGGACAAACCCAGTGATAATTGCTGAAACGGGATCAATCCTTTCCCGCGATTTTTGTTTATCGAGTAGAATATTTTCGTTGAAATCAGTTCTGCAAACGGCATTACCCATTGCCCAATTTAGGACGGGATTGTTAGAATGATAAACCCTTTTACTGTAAACAGCCTCTCTAAAAGCCTTAGTAGGTTCGGACAATGTTTTTATACCCTGCCTGATTTCAACTACTTTTTTATTTTCATTTTGTAAATCGTTCATAATCGAGACGGCTGACCACGGATCAAGACAAAACTCTTGACAATCCCATTTATTATTTTCTATTGTGTCTAAAACATGTTTCGATACAAAGTCATAATCAATAACAGCACCCTCTGTTACAGTTAAATATCCTTGTTTTTGCCATAAATCATAAGGTACTAAATCCTTATTTTCTAAAAACTTGTCATTGGGTAAAAATGAATGTGATATAATAGCATATTTATTTTTTCCCTCTTCGAGAAATGGAAAAATGAAAGCGACTGAAGTCAAATCAAGTTTAGTGGACAAATCGAACCCTACATAACAAATACCTTTTATTATTTCAAATAATTTTTTTTCTGAAACTTTACAACTATCCCAACGGGACATGTCCATATATCCCATTTCCCTCGCTTGAATCCAACAATTATAATTTTTTGTCAATAAACTTTTATATTTTTCAGGCGAATTTTTGGCTTGTAGAGTCCGCTCCTTAATGTCGTTTTTAATAGTCTCAATGTGGCCGGTAACAGGGTTTGCTTTTAATATTGCCTCGTCACTCCCTAAAATATCAATTATACCGTTAGGCTCAATTTTTCTGCCGTCTGGAAGTGTTATAGTTTTAGTGGTTTCATTTCTATCAAGTTCGCAAACAATAGCAAAGTATCTATCATCAGTTATTGGGTTATTAGGATTAAGTATTTGGCTGATATATTGATATTCTTTGTAAAAGGGAACGTTAAGGTTAAAGCCTGAAGTTGAAATCTGAAAAAGTATGGGGGACTTCCTCGCCGAAGCCCCGGAAATATGCAAATCGTAGTAACAAGTATCCTCTAGCAAGGCTGCCTCGTCTATAATGGTACAAGTAGGGTTAGTACCATCACCGGAGCGTTTGTCATCCTTAGATAATCTACAAAATACCGAACCTGATTTAAGATGTTTTATAGTTTTTTGTTGCTTTTCGTCATCGTGTTTAGTTACAAATTTTTTTGACATTGATTTATCTATACTATTTTTATAAAGCCAGTCAGCCTCCCCCCACACCATACCCGCCTGAGCCTTTTTTGAGGCGGCAGAATATATTTCCCCCTGGTTTTCATTAAAGCACATTTCGTACAAGGACACAATCCCCAAATCTTGACTCTTGCTATTTTTCCTGGCAACACTTAAAAAAACAAACTTAAAGCGTCTAATATTTTTATCTTTTTTACTCCGCCATCCATAAACATTGCCAAAAACAAACTTTTCAAAATCATTTGGTATTTTTCGTTGACCCGAAATTGTACCTTTTCTATGCTTAAATAATGACATCCACTTTATGAACTTTTCAGCCTCAATCTCGTTGAAATACCACTCCCAATCTTTTCTTTTTAAGTCAAATAAAAAGCGTTGGCAAGCCCATTTATGCTTTTGGCAAGCAACTATTTTATTATCGATAATATTATTAGAGTATTTTTTTAGTTCCTGTAAAATGGCCATATTGCTTTTACCTTAAATATCAAATCCCGCTTTCAATAATTCCCCATCAGGCTCTGTTTTCGGAGTTTGTGGGAGGCCATATTTTCGTATTTTTGGATTCAAAAATAATCTATCCTGGAGAGACATTATTAGTCTACCCTTAGCATCTATTTTTCCATAAATCCAGATACGCTCTTCAGCATCCTGTGCGTTGATAGCCATAGTACGCATATCATTTACATCAGCATATAATAAACATAATTGCGCAATAATTTCCGTATCGGCTGATGTAATTAACCCATCAGGCATATTAGCGAAAACTTTTACTAAGGCTTGCCATTTGGCTTTTGCTACAGGATTATTTTCAACTTCGGGAGGCATATCGATTTTTGAATCCCCCAAAATTATGGGAACTCTATCAAGTTTTTCTAACTCTTTTTTACTAAACCTTTTTTTTCTCTGATTTTCCTTCAAGATAGGAGCTGGCATATTGTTTTGTCCTTTTTATAATTAAATATAATGGGGAAGTTAGTGCTTATCAAGAGGGCAATAATTAAATATTACCATTTAAATAATTTTGAAAAAGAATTTGAAAGTTATCAAAATAAACAGATAAATTTTTTACCTCCGCTTTTAATGATTTTAATTCACTTTCAATTTTAGAGAGTCGGGAGTCGAAGTCAATCCAACCTTTTGTAACAGTTTGAGTTTTGTTTTCCCGATACATTTGATTAATTCCGTCACTCATTTTGAGCCTCCTTTTTGGTAGATAATAGTTTTTTTAAATGATTATTAGTTTCAGCCAAATTAATATTTAACAAATAAAAATCTTTCTTTAGAGATTCTAAAATTTTAGAATTGAAACGTAACAGTTCAAGTATTGCGTCCATTTTTAATCTCCTCTTTAATATGATTGTAAATTTTAATTGTCTCAGTAATTTAAATTTTTTATAAGATTTTCCCCCCTTTTCATTATGGACTCAAAAGTACTTTGCAAATCAGGGTTTGGGTTTTTTATTATTTTAATTTTAGTAGTACCCGCGCAAAATACAAAAGTTTGGAGGTCGGAGAGGGGCATATCAGGACACCAATTTAATAGTTTTCTGATATTTTTTAAGCAGGTTTGTCCATCGGCTTGTATATCAGGGTCATCAAAACCCAGATAAAGCCGATTAATTAGTGAGAAAAGATATTTCCACTTTTCCATGTCAGGCCGCCTTTCTATATTTTAATGTTTTGTCCAGATACCCGGGGGAGGCCATTTCGTTATAACTATATTCTCCTATTAACGTTTCTACATAATCACTACCAATATGGCAACGATACCCTACGGGCTCAAATCGAAACATTACTTTATATCTCCCCCCATTATGCTCAAATTTTTCGGACAATACACAAATATATTTTTCCCAGTCAATTTCTTCAAAATTTTCAGGCTCAGGGTCGGGTGTGTAATAATCATCCCAAACCTCATCAAAATTATCTACATATTCGACTTCCGGGGCCTCTAAATAATTATCTTTAATCTTAAAAAACTTTAAAATAGTTTTTCCGTCCATTTCAGGGTGTTGGTAATGAAAGTTATTTACTATCCCGTCCCGTGGTAATCCTATACCCAAACGGGAAAAGTAACATTTCAAGTATTGCCGAGTCTTTTCGTAAAAACTTTTATTTTGTATTGCAGATTTTCTTGTTTTTCTCACCTTGCGGGTTTCAGGATATTCGTTTTCAGGGGAGGGGAAGCCTGATACAATATGTTGTATAAAAACTTTCGAATCCACATCGGCCTCAAAAGAGTTAGAGGTTAGGATATTATTATTTTTAATATTTTTAGGTTTGTTTTTTAGTGTAACTTTTAAGTCGTGGTTTTGGGCAAAATCAATTACATCATTAATAGCAATACCATTATTAGTAAAACTCGTCCTAACATCATTTTCATTTTCAGGTAATGGGATATTTTCCCCCCGGACTTCTGGGGTTAACACGTTTTTGTGTTTGTCTAAACAATCAAAAATATTTGACCAGTCTTTTTCATAGATTTTTATAAAAATTTCCTCGGGAGTTCGAGGCAAATCATCTACAAATTGACCTTTGTCATCGGCATATTGTTTAGTTGCTTTTGCAATACTATCAGCAATGGATTTTTTAACGTAAAAACTCCCACATTGCCGAGGTTTGCGTTCTCTCACTTCGCCATTATCATTAACCAAATCAATATAATGGTAGTTTAAATTAAAACTCCTTTTTAATTCCGATAATTGTATTGCTAATTTATGCTTATTTTTCAGCCCTTCAAACTTTTTTACATCAATCATGTCCGCGAAAAATACAAGCCACTCCATTTCATTTTCTAAGATTTCGCCAAAGACACTTTGGGCGAGGGTTAAATGTAACTCGCTAACTCCATCACGATACCGCCCAACACTTTGGGCCAGTTTGTAAGAGTTAAGTAATATGCTACTCCCTACATTCCATTCTACCGATATTTTTTTACCTAAATACATGGAAAAGCCTTCCCCAAAATAGGAAGTATGGCTAAGTTTTTCCCCCTTAATTAATCTATTTTTATACTCTTCAGGGGACATTTTACTAGGCTTTTCTTCAATTTCACCAAAATAGTCCCGGCTTTTGCTGTGAGCCCTTTTTAGGGCCGCTCTTTGGTAATTATCTACAAATCTACTTTGGCCGTATTGGGTATCTAAATTACGATATTTTGTTTGCCTTATATAAACATCAAGAGTTGGCTTAACGGGAGACTCAAAACTGTGTATATTTTTATTATCAATTTTTTCCCTAACATAATCAGGTAACATAGCCGTTGCGGAGTTGGCTGACAAAAAGGTTACTGGTTTATTATATTTCAATAAATTTAAAAATTGGTTGTCTGTCCCATTTTGGAACTCGTCGAAAACAATACATGTACACTTAGTAATCATTCGGCGGATGGCCTCTGATTGTTTTCCTACCATTGCTAACTTTGCCTGAGTCATAATAACGACTTTAGCGTTTTCATTAAAAATAATGTTCGAGCCATCAACTTGTACGGCAGTTACATTATCAGAGCCTAAAAGGTTTGTTGCGAGTTCTAAAAATTGTTTTCGGGCCAACTGCGAGTTTACCAAAATCAAAACTTTTTCCAAAAAACCAGAAGTAAAAAAATGACTTTTGCCCGAAGCCATAGGGGCCTGTATTACTTGCCATTTGGTATAATCCAAATTCTTTAAAAACTGCTCGCGGAAATCATCAATAGTTATAGGTTTTGATTCTAACTTTGTGTCAAAATTATCATATATAGTTGCTACTCTATCAGGAGTTGTATTAAGGGCTTGGGAGGCCTCTTGAAGTGCTTGGGTATTACTTTTATGTGCTTTTTGTAAAATTTGATACAAAGAGTTTTTGTGCTCAGGCGTTGTATTTAATTTCCCCACTCCCCCCAGTGTATTACCTATATAATTTAATTGCTTAAAACCTTCATAGCAATTTTTATCTGATAGTGGTTTTTCACCTTTTAGCCATGCCTCAAAATCAGATATGGGCTTGATATTTTTTCTTTGCTTTTCCCATATCAACTTATTAACTTTATCTAAATACTCTTTTGATAACGCCTCGTATTCATAGGGTACTACATCAGGGTTAGTCCATATAACTTTATAAACTATGCGAGGCTGATTTAAATTACATCCCACAAACCGCCTATCCCTCGTATCTTTGCTAACTTCAAGTCCATCAAAAATAAAATCAGGGAACTCCATTACTTTATACGATGTGTTAAATTTTTTAGAAGGCTTTTTGCCTGACAAAAGCTCGTTTGGCAAGGATTGTGTATTAATGGCAAATATTGGGGCAATACCTCCATTAACGGATTCCACGATTGCAAGGCAGAAAGGCAATCTGTTAAATTTATCGATGTAGGATTGTTTTGTATCACTATCCCAGGTAATATCAGCCATTTTGTGATAATCGGTATCAGGCGATATTATGGTGATATTGGGTTTACTGTTATCATTATAATTATGGCCGGCCCAACGATATTTACTTTGTCCAAATATTGCGGGTAAGGTTTTTTTGGCCTGTTTTGAGTCCAAACCCTTTGCAATGTTATTTTGATAGGTTTTTTGAGTTATATTTGCGATTAGCGATAGGCCCTCAAAAAAATTAGGGAGGGTATCAGTAATAGCATCTTTACCGACCCAACTGTTTTGTTGGGCCTGGTTAAGGAGGCGGGTATAAAAGGATATGTCCATTATAAAACCAGTCCTTTGATTAAGTGATAAATTTGGTTATTTTTACTCTCATAAAACTTTGCCCCTTTAAGTTTGACGTAAGAGAGGGGCGGGTTTCCCCGCCCATTAACCAACATCACTTAAAAGGAGGTACTACAAGCATAAAGCACATTGGCCAACGTTCCCTATGCCCTTTTACTACTATATATATACAACTACATATAGCCTTATATAGCCTTATTTTTACTTTACACTATTTTTAAGTTTTACCAGTGCCGCCAAATTTTGTATTTTTTTATGTTGTTGCTTAGATAAATTACTTAAATCAAAACACCCAAAATTATATTTATTATTATCACAAGCAGTACCCAAAGTATTAAGCCTTGCCTCACAGCATAATTGTGCCCAATCAATCCACTTCGGTACATCCCATTTTGCCCTTGCTTTATCTGATACCATATCAAAAGCGGTGGCAACTACCATACCATTGCTAACTAAATTTGCAATCATAACAGTGTCCCCTTATGGTTAATAGGGCTTTGGGCCTGAGTTTTCTGGCCAACTTCTTTTTTACAAAAAAATTTTAAGTTTACTGGGCCCTTTATAACTGCGGGCTTTGAGGTACTACACTTGTAGCGTTTTTAAGACTTGGCTGTCTCGACTTGTCCCCCGTGGGGGACAGTGGCCTTGCTATTTGCAATACTAAGTTTTACATCAATATCATCATTGTATCCCACTATTAATAATATAACATATTTTTGATAAAAAAGCAATAAAAAAATGAAAAAAATTAAAAATAATTTAAAACCCTTGAAATTTGCATAATTTAAGGGGGTTGGAGGGCATATAAATTGTTGGGGAAAAGGGGATGGGGGATTGGTATCAGTTAGTCTCTTCTTGACAAAGATATAATTAGAAAATATGTAATTATAATAATATACATTTAACATTATATATAGTGTTATTTGTATAAAGTTAAAATTACATAATTTATAGAAAAGAGATAGTCAAGTAGTCCCCTAATAGAGGGCCCTGCCTAGTCTCCCTCCCTGTCTCCCGTCTCCCCCAAAACCATGTCTATAAATTTAATAGGAAAAAAGCTTATAATACCCACCCTCCTGTTATTATGATATTACCTACACCAGTAATATGAAAAGGTCGGTATAAAAATTAAAAATAAGGGGACATAATACTTGACAATAGTTAAAAACAATATAGCCAAAAACCACTTGACAATGGTTTAAAGCAACATATCAAAAAATCCACTAAAAATTACAACTTTTAGTGCGACTCTTTGTGCGACTCGTGGAAAACACTTGATTGTATTATGATAACAAGTCTATATGAATCCCACTTAAGTCATTGATTTAACTTAGTATTATTGAATTGTTTATTTTTTTGAAATAATTTGACAAAAAACGTTAAACTTTTTTCTGAATCTGCCGATAAAAATAACAAGACAGTAATTTTTCAAAAGGAGGAAGTTTATGGATCCCATATCAATGTTTTTAAACGCTCCCCGAATGGCCGAGTCTATGAACCGCGTTATGACGAACGCCAACAAGCAGATGACGGACTTGTCGGACGATATGCTGAAGGTAGCCGTTCAAACGCAGGTCGGCAAGGAAGTGGGCAAGGGCGAGCTGTTGGATTTGTCTGCGTAAGGCCGGAAAGTGCTGTTTTGGAGGGCACCCCGCCCCGCAGGGGCGGGGTGCTCTCCTTATTGTTATTTTTAAGTTGAACGACTATATGTTGTTAGCCCTGACTAACTCCAAACTTATAACGGTTTCAGCACACCTAAAGGTTTGCGAAAACATCAGTCCTGCACACAACGAACCGAATATTATATTTTACGCCAAAAAGCAAACACAAAATTAATTTTTTATTTTTTTTTAATTTTATCTTGTTAATTAAACTGCCGATATATTATACTATAATATTCTCCGGTAATCGGCGGTATTCAGGGGGAATTATCGTTGAACCGGAAGTTTTTTACAAATTGGAAGCGAAGTATGAACAGAACAGCGTTTTGTCGTTTTTTGTCGTTTG